GACGTCACCATCCCCAGTGTGTCCGTAAACTCATAACGGTATTTCACGTTAATCCCGTTCAGAGCATCGCTGCCGGGAACGTTCGTCGAGACATGAAGATACCCCGCGCTCAGCGTGGACTGATGTTCAGATGCCCATGCAGGCGCACCGGATACGGCCAGACAAATGGCTGCGGACAAAATGGCGGCATAAAGTTTACGCATAATTACCTCTCGCTTTTCTGCAATAAAAAAGGCGTCATTTCTGACGCCCGTTCTGGGTTATAAAATTCAGCTGATACTGATACCTGCTGTGGATTTTTTCATCACCACAACCAGCAGATCGCTGATACTGGTTGTTGGTGTCCAGTTATTCGCTCCTGATGAAGATACGGTGAATGTCAGTGTCAGCGTCCCCTGTCCGGCAGGCATATCTATAACTGAGGAAAATACGCCCTGAGCATCCGTCGTGGACTGATTAAAAATCTCCTGACCATTGCGGGTCACTCTTAACCGGCAGGTTGAATACCAGTATGACTGTTGGTTATTACTGTTGAAATTCTCATGCTTACCACCGCGGAATAACACTGGCGGTATCATGACCTGCCGGTCAAATTTCTGATCATCACTGATTCTTACCGTGATGGTGCCACTGGCATAACTGTTCGTGCGGGGGAAAGACTTGCTGACCGTTTTGACAATATCGCCTTCAATCTGATTGGCTGACAGTTTCCCCTTAATCTGACAGTTCTCATTAATCGTGACGTTGTTGAGCGTCCCGGAGTTCGCATTCACACTGCCACTGATATCCGCATTTTTAGCAGTCAGCTTTCCGTCCGGTGTCAGGGAAAATGCCGGTGGATTTCCACCACTGGTAATGGTGGGGGCCGTCAGGCGTTTCAGGAACACGTCGGTCATGAATATCTGGTTGCCCTGCGCCACAAACATCGGCGTTTCATTCCCGTTTGCCGGGTCAATAAACGCGATACGATTGGCGGCAACCAGAAACTGACTCAGTTTGCCTTCCTCTGTATCCTCCATGCTGAGGCCAATACCCGCGACATAATGTTTGCCGTCTTTGGTCTGCTCAATTTTGACAGCCCACATGGCATTCCACTTATCACTGGCATCCTTCCACTCTTTCGAAAACTCATCCAGTCTGCTGGCGTTATCCTCCGTCAGGTCGACTTTTTCCAGCAACTCCTTGCCGAGATGAGACTCGGTTATCTTGCCTTTGAAAAAATCCAGGTAACCTTCCGCATCATCGCTCGCCCGACCGACAGCCTCCACGAATGCCGATTTGCCAACGGTGTTCACACTACGAACGTAAAAATAATAATCATGGCCCGGCCTGATATTGATACTGGCAGCTATCCAGTACAGCGCCGTGCCAAGATAGCGGGCTGTGGTTTCAACCTGCCTGATATCAGCAATCCGTTTTTCCGAGAACCAGAACTCAAACTGTACCGTCGGGTCATAAACCGCAAGATGCGGCGTGGCGGTTATCTGAAAATAGCCCGGTGTCAGCTCAATCCGAGACGGCGCTGCCGGTGCGGCAATCCGGAACGATACCGATGCCGGATCGCCCTGCTGTCCCCACGCATTTACCGCCCGGACTGTCAGCCTGTAGTTCCCCAGCGCCAGTTGCGTGAAGCGGTATGTGGTTTCCGTCGTCCGGGCCGTGCTGACCAGCCGCTCACTGCCGTCATCCGCTGCCACGGTCAGGCGAAGCATAAAGCTCACCCCCTTCACCACCTTCGGCGTGTCCCAGCGCGCCAGCACCTGATATTCCCCGCTGTCTGCGGTGACTTCGGCAGTCAGGTGCTGCACCGCTGGCGGCGTGACACCATTCACCGTGCCGCTCTGGTCGCCGTCAAAGTGCGCCCCGTTATCCACGATGGCCTCTTTTTCCGGTACATGCTGCACGGCGGTGATGGCATACGTGCCGTCATCGTTCTCACGGATACTCACGCAGCGGAACAGGCGCTGGCGCAGCGTCGGCAGCTTCAGCCCCCATACGCTGTATCCGGCAACGCCGTCAGGAACACGGCTCACTTTTACCTTCACGCCGTCGGTGACGGACTGGACCTCCACGCTGACCGGATTGCCACTTCCGTCAACCAGGCTTATCAGCGTGGTACCGGAGGATGGCAGCGTGATTTCACGGTCGAGCGTCAGCGTCCGGGTCTGGCTGTTCACAGCCAGCACGCGCCCGCCGATGCTGATCCCCGCATAGTCATCATCGCAGATTTCAATAACATCACCCGGCACATGGCGAAGCCCTTCGGCACCCACGCTGAAATCCACGGTCTGCGTCTCCAGCAGCTCCGTTTTAATCAGCCACAGCCCGGCGCGGTGTGCCTGCCCCCGGCTGGTACAGCCAAAGGCATCCATCTTCGTAACATTACGACCGTAACGGGCAATGGCCTGCGTATCTTCAACAAGCTCTGTCGCCGTCTCCCAGCCGTTGTTCGGGTCAATCCAGTTCACCTCAACGGCATTATGGCGGTCCTTCAGGGCGCTGAAGCTGTAGCGGAACGGCGCGCCATCATCCGGCATCACCACATTACTGCGGTTATAGGTCCACACCTTATCTGATGGTCGGTCCTGCACGAACGTCAGCGTCTGCCCGTTCCATACCGGCATACAGCGCATCGCCGAGCAGAAATCACTGAGCACATCCCACGCCTTGCGCTGTGTGGTCAGGTACGCATTACAGGTGATGCGCGGCTCCGTGCCGCCAAAGCCGTCCGGCACTGACTGGTCGCAGTACTGGCCGATAACATACAACGCCCATTTATCCACATCCGCCGCACCAAGACGTTTCCCCATGCCGTAGCGCGGATGGGTCAGCATATCCCACAGACACCAGGCCATGTTGTTGCTGTATGCCGGTTTAAACGTTCCGTCCCAGATACCGCTGTATTGCCGCGTCTGCGGGTTATAATTCGACGGCACCTGCAGAATACGCCCGCGCAGATGATAATTACGGCTCACCTGCTGGCTGCCGAACTGCTCCGAGTCCACCTGCACGCCGACCAGTGCCGTGTTCGGGTAGCACTGTTTCACATCGATAATTTCGGTGTATGACGACCAGAGCGTTTTGTTCTGCAGCTGGTCTGTGGTGCTGTCCGGCGTCATCCTACGCATCCGGATACTGAACGGGCGCGGCGGCAGGTTATCCACCACCACCGAGGCCAGATACTGTGAAGTGGTTTTACCCTTAATGGTGATGTCTTTTTCCGTCACCCAGCCACCGTTACGTTGTATCTGAACCAGCAGGCGGACTTCCGATGGATTCCTGTCCCCCTTTGAGGTGGTTTCCACCAGTGCCTGCACGCCGAAAGTAAAACGCAGACGGTCAATGTTTGCCGACGTGATGGTCCGGGTGATCGGCGTGTCATATTTCACTTCTGTACCGAGCACCGTCTCGGAGCCGGAGGATTCAAATCCCTCCGGCGGTGTCTGCTCCTGCTCACCGGCCCGGAACACCACCGTGACGCCGGATATATTGGTATTCCCCTCACTGTCCAGCACCGGCGTACTGTTCAGCAGCACGCTTTTTAATCCATCCACCGGACCTTCAACCGGCCCTTCGCTGATGGCATCGATCACACTCAGCAGCTGCGTGGACTTCAGGTTGTCCTTCGCTTCGCGCGGGGTATGCCCCTTACTGCTGCCTTTACCCATTCGTCATGCTCCATAAACGATAAAACCGCCCGGAGGCGGTTTCACATAAAACATTTTGCATCAGCGACCAATCACCACAACCTGACCACCATCCCCTTCGTCTGCCGTGCTGATCTCCTGAGAAACCACGCGTGACCCCACGCGCATTTCACCGTACAGAACCGGCAGAACATTACCCTGGGCAACCATGTTATCCAGGGAGGAGAAATAGGTGTTCTGTTTGCCGTTATCCGTTGTCTGTGTACGGGGAGTTCTGGCTTTCGGTGCCAGCATCTGCGCCACACCACCGAGCACCATACTGGCACCGAGAGAAAACAGGATGCCGGTCATACCACCGGCCCCAATGGCTGCCCCCCATGCTGCAAGGGTGGCTCCGGCGGTAAAGAATGATCCGGCAATGGCGGCAGCCCCCAGGACAATCTGGAATACGCCACCTGACTTGGCCCCGGCGACTCTGGGAACAATATGAATCACAGCGCCATCAGGCAGAGTCTCATGTAACTGCGCCGTTAACCCGGACGTGCTGACGTCCCGCCCGGCAATCCGTACCTGATACCAGCCGTCGCTCAGTTTCTGACGAAACATCGGGAGCTGTGTGGCCAGTGCGCGGATGGCTTCAGCCCCCGTTTTCACACGAAGGTCGATGCGGCGGCCAAATCGTTGCAAATCCCCGTAAAGGCAGATGCGCGCCATGCCCGGTGACGCCAGAGGGAGTGTGTGCGTCGCTGCCATTTGTCGGTATACCTCTCTCGTTTGCTCAGTTGTTCAGGAATATGGTGCAGCAGCTCGCCATCACCACAGTAAATGGCGGCATGATTCGGCACCGATGAACCAAAACAGCACAGCAGCACATCGCCCGGTTGTGCTGATGACAACGGCACCTGATACAGCCCTGTGGCCTCCAGATTATCCAGATAGAGATTCTGACCGTGACGCCACCAGTCATCCTCGCGATGAAAATCCGGCATCTCAATCCCCGCCAGATGATAAGCATCCCGGAACAGCGTGTAACAGTCCGTCACCCCGTGCTCAAAGCGCCGCCCGGTGAGATGCGGCACACAGCGGAACTTATGAATCGTCCCCCGGCAGACCAGCCACCACGGCAAATCACTCTGCACCTGCAGCCGCCGGTCGGCCTCACTCAGCCAGGGCAGACCACCGGGGTGGCTGTGGACCAGCGCCACAATCTCACCCTGCATTTCTGCCTGCAGCCAGTCTTCCGGCGACATACGGAAATACGCCTCCGGCTCACCGGAGATATTCACGCAGGGGAAATATCTTTCCCCCTCCGGCGTGCTTACCACGAAGCCGCACGACTCCGCTGGCGCACATCGCCGGGCGTGCGCCAGAATCGCTGATTCTGTCTGTGTCATGGGATTTACTGCGAAAGTTTGTTAATGGAAAGGAAGCCGCCAAAGTTGCCGACATTATTGCGAAACTTACAGCCACTCAGGCATTTGCTGCATTTATCCTTCGTGATATCGGACGTCGGCTGGTCATATTCATCCGCGACCGCCGGACCGTTATAACCGCACTCATCACCGCGATAGGTCCAGGTGCAGGTATTAGCCAGCATGATGCGCCCCGGAAAAACGGCACCATCCGTTTCAGTCGGCGTGGACAGTACAAAGGAGGCACTGACCGCGCTCAATTCGCTGCACTGCTCGATGCGCCAGCGGCTAATCACCTCCTGCTCCGGATCGGCGTCGCTGTTTCCGTTGACGAAGTTCACCGCATCCAGAAAACGGGCATAAACCTTACGCCTGACCACCGTTCCGCCGACCAGACTCTGCAGATCTTCCGCCATCCCGGTGACCATGCCATACAGGTTAGAAACCGTCAGCGTGGGGCGCGTACTGGTGCCTTTGCCATTCAGTTCGAAACCACTCCCCTGAATGGGATACGCCTGATACTGTCGCCCCTGCCAGGTGACCGGCTCACCTTTTTCGTTCTGCTCATTACAGAAAAAATAACGTTCTCCACCAACCTCTGTCAGATCGATTTCCCAGAGCACCACGCTGGCCGACTGCTCCGCACGGGTGCATTCATTCAGTGTTTCCTGTCGGATATCCTGCATCAGTTCACCACCTGTTCAAACTCTGCGCTGAACTCAACACGCAACATACTGACCCGCGACGACCATTTTGCGCAGGTCACCTTTATCTGCCGGTAGCCATAAGGCGGCGTCCACAGAAAGGATTTCCAGCCCCCGTGCTCAGCCAGAAACGACTCAAGCGCCGTGGCCTCCCAACGGGGAACAGAAAGCGTCACGCTGTACGTTTTCAGGTCGGCATTCAGCCCGGCAGGCGCTCGCTGGGAATAGCCATCACCAAAGCGCACCTTTCTTACGGAAGGGGCCGAAGCCACATCCATACCGGGTTTCACTTTCCAGCGGAAGGTTTTCATCGTCCACCTCCGGAGAACAGACCACCATCGCGCATCTGCCCGGTCACAACATCCATTGCCGCCTTACGGGCTACGTCATAAACAGCCTTCAGTGCCTGTGGCCCTATCTGACCGTTCGTGCCGTCGTTGTTAATCACCACATGGTTATTCTGCTCAAACGTCCCGGACGCCTGCGACCGGCTGTCCGCCATGCTGCCCGGTGTACCGACATAACCGCCGGTGGCATAGCCGCGCATCAGCCGGTAAAGATTTCCCACGCCAATCCGGCTGGTTGCCTCCTTCGTGAAGACAAACTCACCACGGTGAACAATCCCCGCTGGCTCATATTTGCCGCCGGTTCCCGTAAACCCTCCGGTCGCAAAATGGAATTTCGCCGCAGCTGCCTGAATGGCTGTACCGCCTGACGCTGATGCGCCGCCGCCAATGGCGCTGCCTATACTTCCGACAATCCCCACCATTGCCTGCTTAAGCAGAATTTCTGTCATCATGGACAGCACGGAACGGGTGAAGCTGCGCCAGTTCTGCTCACTGCCGGTCAGCATCGCCGCCATATTCTGCGCAATACCATCAAAGGTCTGCGTGGCAGCACTTTTAACCTGCGACATACTGTCCGTGGCACTCTCTTTCCACTCGCTCCAGCCGGACTTGAGGCCAGCCATCCAGCTCCCGCGAAGCAGGTCTTCAGCTGCCCAGGTCTTTTTCTGCTCTGACATGACGTTATTTAGCGCCAGCGGATTATCGCCATACTGCTCCTTCAGACGCTGTTCCGTGGCGTCCCGCGCTGCCTGCCGGTCAGTAAGCCCCCGGTTTTTCGCCTCAATGGCTGCCCGTTTTGCCCGTTGTTGCTGTGCGAACTTATCCGCCTGCTGCGCCAGCGCGTTCAGGTGCTCCTGATACGTGACCTTATCGCCAAGTACAGCCAGCTGGCGTTTGTACTCCAGCGTCTCATCTTTATGCGCCAGCAGGGATTTCTCCTGTGCGGATAGCTGGCGACGTTGTGCCGCCTCCTCCAGTACCGCGAACTGATTTTCCGCCTTCCACAAATCCCGGCGCTGCTGGCTGATTTTCTCATTCGCTCCGGCATGCTTCTCCAGCGTCCGGAGTTCTGCCTGAAGCGTCAGCAGGGCAGCATGAGCACTGTCTTCCTGACGATCGCCCGCAGACACCTTCACGCCGGACTGTTTCGGCTTTTTCAGCGTCGCTTCATAATCCTTTTTCGCCGCCGCCATCAGCGTGTTGTAATCTGCCTGCAGGATTTTCCCGTCTTTCAGTGCCTTGTTCAGTTCTTCCTGACGGGCGGTATATTTCTCCAGCGGTGTCTGCAGCCGTTCGTAAGCCTTCTGCGCCTCTTCGGTATATTTCAGCCGTGATGCTTCGGTATCGCTCTGCTGCTGCGCATTTTTGTCCTGTTGACTCTGCTGTTCAGCCTTCTTTCGGGCGGCTTCAAGCGCAAGACGGGCCTTTTCACGATCATCCCAGTAACGCGCCCGCGCTTCATCGTTAACAAAATAATCATCCTTGCGCAGATTCCAGATGTCGTCCGCTTTCTTAAACGCAGCCTCTGCCTTAATCAGCATCTCCTGAGCGGTATCAGGACGACCAATATCCAGCACCGCATCCCACATGGATTTGAATGCCCGTGCTGTCCTGTCTGCCCAAGTTTCCAGCGTGCCCATGTTCTCTTTCAGGCGTCGGGTCTGGTCATCAAACCCTTTCGTTGCGGCCTCGTTCGCCGCCTGCAATGCCCCGGCTTCATCGCCGGAACGCTGCAACTGAGCAACATACGCAATCTGCTCCGCCGTCACGTTATGGAACTGGCGCGCCATCGCCGTCAGCCCCGACGTCGGGTCAGTGGTCAGCTTCCCGAAGGCTTCAGCGACCTTGTCCACCTCCACGCCGGATGCAGAGGAGAAACGCGCCACACTCTGGCTGATGGACGCAATCTGAGCCTCACCGCTTACCCCCGCCTTAACCAGTGCGCTGAGTGACTCGCTGGTCTGGTTAAACGTCAGCCCTGCCGCCTGCCCGGCTCTGGACAGGACCAGCATGCGATCTGCCGTCAGACCTGACTGATTACCAGAAAGGACCAGCGTTTTGTTGAAATCGGACAGGGTTGAGTTACCCTGATACCAGGCATACGCCAGCGCACCGGTCGCCACCGCCAGCGAGGTGGCCCCGACCATCGGCAGGGTGATCGCACCGGCAAGCCCCCTGAACATGGGGATCATCCCGCCGAAGGAGTCCTTCACCTGACCACCCTGTTGCAGCAGGATCAGCCACGGACTCTGCCCGCCTGCAAGCTGCGTGGCCACGTCGGTGAACTGCGCAGGCAGCATACGCATGGCGGCTTTATACTGCCCGACGGAAATCCCCGCTTTCTGTGCAGCCAGCGCCTGCCGGCTCATCGACTGTTCAACGACTGCCGCTGTTTTTTTCGCATCACTTTCCGTACCGGAAAAATGACGCCTGACTCTGGCCATCTGCTCGTCAAATCTGGCCGCATCCAGACTTAAATCAACGACCAGATCGCCTACCGGTTCAGCCATACCGGACTCCTCCTGCGATCCCTTCTGATACTGTCATCAGCATTACGTCATCCTCCGTCATGTCCGCCACATCCGGGGAAGCGGGGATAACTTCATTCCCGTCCGGGCCAAAACGAACGCCTCCGGCAAGCCCTGCCGCTTTCTGCATCAGCACATCATCTTCAGGCTCTTCGTCAGCCTCGCGCCGGTTCAGCAGACTGAAATCCAGCGGATGCATCTCTGGATCGCTGAAAAACAGGCTGAGCACAGTGTACGTCAGCCCGGAAAAGTGCATATCCAGCAGAACATCATGAAAATAATGGGTACTGTAAAAGCGGTGCCAGTCGGCATACTCCGTGGATGACATCCCGGCAAGCATGGCGCGCCAGTCGGGTCGCCCCATCTCACGCGCCAGTTTCAGGGCAAAACTCAGCTCACCGTCGAACACTTTCCCGCAGAAACAGGCTCTGCAGGCCCGGCGTCCTCTGCCTGTTCAGGAGCATCATTCACCACAAACTCATACATACCGGACAGCCGGTACACCACGTTTTCAGCATGAGAAATTGCCTCTGTGGGCCAGGTGGTAAGCACTTCCTGCTCAATCTGTTTAACGGCTTCATTCATGGAAGGCAGCTTTGTCTTCTTCGGATGGTTATGCCACAGGGACATCGCCACCAGAAACGCGCCGGTTCTGATGGCGTCTTCCACAGTAAACTTCCGGTTGCTGTCTGACTCCGCCTGTTCTGCCTGCCGTTTCATCAGGGCGAGATGCTCAATACGCTGCAGGGCTGACAGTTCAGAAAGCGTGACGGTCACACCGTTATGTTCAAATGATTCGGTTTTCAGGAACATCGCTGACTCTCCGGATTAACTGGCGGTGACGTTGATTTCTGCAACCGCAGCAAACTCACCATTACCAGATACGACCGGAATGTTGACCTTGCCTGCAGCAACACCTTTCACGGTGATGGTCATACCACTGACCGACACGGTGGCTTTTGTTTTATCCGCAGACACCGCACGGAAGCTCTTGTCGGTTGCGCCCTCCGGCTGGAATGCCACGGTCAGCGTGGTGCTCTGCCCTTTCACTACGGAAGCACTGGCGGGTGTCACCGTCATGCCGGTTGTCGCCGTCACCGTGCTGCGATCTTCTGCCATCGACGGACGTCCCACATTGGTGACCTTCACCGTGCGGGTGATCACTTCCTTCGCCGTCACCGCCTTACCGATACTGCTGACCCAGCCACGGAACACATCGACCGTGCCGTTCGGGAAGCGGATTTTATAGGCACGGGTATCACCTTCATTAAACCACGCCAGCAGCGCCTGCTGCCCCTGCTCTCCGGGCATCCACGCCAGCGTGAAGCTGGTATCTCCGGCAGATTTCTGCCCCTGCCCGGTCGCAGTCCAGTCTGCATCTTCATCATCGAGATAGCTGTCGTCATAGGACTCAGCGGTCAGTTCGCCGGGCGTCAGGTCTTTAACTTTTGCCAGACGCGACCAGTCAACGTCTGAAAGCGGGTTCGCATAAGGGTCACCGCTCCCCTTATAAACCCACAGGGTGGTCCCGGCACCTTTCACCGGCATTGTAGGATTTGGTACAGGCATAGCGTCCTCACATTTCATAGGTAATGACATAAGTCAGATCGGCTGAACTCCACAGGCCCGCATCATCGTCGCGCCGGTAGTCATAGCCACTGGCCACCATACTGGTGATCAAATCTGACAGTGCCGGGATATCGCTCATCACCGGATAAATCCGGGACTCCATCCACGAATCCAGCTCTGAATCCGGCACCTGAGCAGGCAGGAAAACTTCAATATGCAGCTCCGCCTGCCAGGTATCGCTGTCCAGCTCTTCGCCCGTGTATTCAGCGCCGGTGAGATAAACGGCAATTGCCGGAAAATCTTCCTCATCAAAAACAGCGGGGCGACCATCAAAAAGCGTCGCCCCGGTGTCATGCTTCTCCAGTGCATCCAGTACGGCTGCACGGAGTTCAGTATGTTTCATCGCTTTATTACCATTCTCAGTTGATGCTGCAGCGCATAGCCCAGCTCTTTCGGAAGACGTTCACGCCGTATCCGTTCAATATTCTGTTTAAACGCCGTGGTAAGCGGCACCGCCATCGGGATTTTCACCACATCAATGGGGTAACGGTTTTTCCCGGCCACACGCTGCATAACATGCCACCGGCCATTTTTCAGTTGCTGAATAAACGCGCCGGGAATACGACGGTTACCCACCACAAGCACGCTGCCGCCACCTTTCAGGGATGAACGCTGCCCCTTTTTACGACGCCTGCGGCGGGACAGGACAACCCGCGCATTACCCAGCTTGATTACGGGCAAATCCCCCCGGTTAACTTTGATTCTGGCCTGCGGATTTTTGACCGTGGCCCTTTTCAGCCTGGCCCTTTCCTTTACCAGTTTTCGGCGTACCTTTGTCTCACGGGCAACCTGTGACGCAGACTGCGATATCGCGGATGAAGCAACGCGGTTAATGGTCATTGCGGCGGCACCAGGCACCGCCGTTTTGCTGATACGGCTGAGGTTTTCAACGGCCTGCTCAAGACCTTTTATGGCCATACATCCCCCTTTCCGCGGCGACGGTTAACGGCAGGCGGTACGCCCCGTCCAAGCCAGAGATGACAACTTCCGCCATCATCCGGCGAAACCCGATCTACCCAGAAATTTTCCTCACCGATGGTCAGCGTGTCTCCACGCCGCAGCTGCCGCACCTCATCAGTCCGGACAAACAGGGACGGGCTGGAGCCTTCAACGCGCACGCCCTGTCCGGCATAGCTGATATTTTCAGGGTCATCAAAAACACCACGTATCACCGCACCTGACTGCTCACCGGATGTAATGGTGGCTGACGTTCCCATGTACCCGCGTATCGTTTCATCGGCGCGGGCAATGGCAGCATCGAACAGGTTATCGAAATCAGCCACAGCGCCTCCCGTTATTGCATTCTGGCCAGGCCGCGCTCTGTCATTTCGGCTGCCACACCGGCAGAGACACGAAACGCCGTTCCCGGCAGCACAAATGCCACAGGTTCATCCCGCGTGGCGTGAAGTGCATCAGTATGCAGCTTCACCAGTGCCACGACCGTGACCAGTTCAGACGTATCCAGAATCACGGTATCCGGCTGCGCTGATCCCACCTCATTTTCATGTCCGGTCAGCACATTTTCCCGGCTGAGAGGGGTGTCCTGACCGGCAGTTTCATCCGTGTCATCAAGCTCCTCTTCCAGCTCTGCCACACGGAGCGCCAGTTCTTCTTTCGTCCCCGTCAGGCTGACATCACGGTTCAGTTGTTCACCAAGCGAGCGGAGACGGGCAATCAGTTCATCTTTCGTCATGGACTCCTCCACAGAGAAACAATGGCCCCGAAGGGCCATGATTACGCCAGTTGTACGGACACGAACTCATCAGGGTCAGCCAGCAGCATCAGCGGTGCTGACTGAATCATGGTGAACTCACGCGCCGGATCGCCGGTGGTCACCCAGTTTTTCGGGTAACGGGCAGAGGCGTTAATGCCTTCGCGCTGTGCGTCCGCATCCTGAATGCAGCCATAGGTGCGCAGACCGCGTGCCTGAGTGTTCCCCAGCACCATCGTGTTGTCCGGCAGGAAGTTCTTTTTGACGCCGTTTTCCACGTACTGTCCGGAATACACGACGATGGCCACATCGCCATACATCCCCTTATAGGACACCGCTTTACCTAGGTCTTTCACCGCTGTCTCCAGCTCGGAATTAGAGCCACGACGGGTATCCAGCTTCTCCTTGACGGCTTTGAAGGAACGGAACAGCGCCCAGCCTTTCGGATCGAACACGATGATATTCACCACACCGCTGGCGTTCAGCGCGTAGGCTTCGATATCGTCGGTCGGGTCATACGTGGACTTGTCACGCTTGCTCCACTCCGTGCCGCCGGACTGCGTGATGTTATTCTCCTCACTGCGGCCCATATCCACCTCAACCGGATCGAAGGCTTCACCGGTCATGGTGTATTTGCCCTTAAGCACGGCAGAAACTGCCTGCATCTCTTCGACCTGAGCAATGGCCAGCTCTTCGTCACGCATGTTCTGCATGATGATGCGACGGCGGCGGTAAGCCGGGTCCGCCAGATTCTGCGGATCTTCATCCGGCAGGCGACGCAGGGTCATCTGCGGATTCACTTCATGCTTCGGCTTGACATATCCCGGCGTAAATTCAGAGGTGGAGCCGCCACGGGAACGGATAACCTCACCGGAAACAATCGGCGAAACGTACAGCGCCATGTTTACCAGTCCCGGAATTTGTGAGAGATAGACTTTCTCCGTGGTGAAGGGATAGCTCTCACGGAAAAAGAGACGCAGAAACAGCGGATCAAACTTAAATTTCTGCTCATTTGCCGCCAGCAGCTGGGCTGTTGTGTACATCGACATAAAAAAATCCCGTAAAAAAAGCCGCACAGGCGGCCTTTAGTGATGAAGGGTAAAGTTAAACGATGCTGATTGCCGTTCCGGCAAACGCGGTCCGTTTTTTCGTCTCGTCGCTGGCAGCCTCCGGCCAGAGCACATCCTCATAACGGAACGTGCCGGACTTGTAGAACGTCAGCGTGGTGCTGGTCTGGTCAGCAGCAACCGCAAGAATGCCAACGGCAGCACCGTCGGTGGTGCCATCCCACGCAACCAGCTTACGGCTGGAGGTGTCCAGCATCAGCGGGGTCATTGCAGGCGCTTTCGCACTCAATCCGCCGGGCGCGGTTGCGGTATGAGCCGGGTCACTGTTGCCCAGCGGCTGGTAATGGGTAAAGGTTTCTTTGCTCGTCATAAACATCCCTTACACTGGTGTGTTCAGCAAATCGTTAACGGCATCAGATGCCGGGTTACCTGCAGCCAGCGGTGCCGGTGCCCCCTGCATCAGACGATCCAGCGCAGTGTCACTGCGCGCCTGTGCACTCTGTGGTGCAACTGCCAGAATGCGGCGGGCCGTTTCCACGGTCATACCGGGGGTTTCGGCCAGCACGCGTGCCTGTTCTTCGCGTCCGTGAGCCTCCTCACAGTTGAGGATCCCCATAATGCGACTGTTTTCTGCCGCAACCGCTGCGGTGATCTGCGCGTTCACGTCCGGCTGCGCAGCGCTGGCGTTCTCGCCCTCCGTCGCTTGCACCACGCCAGTAACGTCAGCCTGCGAAGCAGTGGCTGAAACAGTTGTTGATTGAGTCTCTTTGGTCATTCGCCCTCCTGAGAGACGGGATTTACGTGCATCCAGTGCATCACGCATGACGGTGATCGCATCGGTACTGTTAACAAGTTCATCAGCCAGTCCGGCATCAATGGCCTCCTGACCGCTGTACACTGCAGCCTCGGTATCCAGCACAGCCTGCACGGACAGGCCGGTATATGCCGACACCTTCTGTGCAAACATCCGGCGGGTTGCATCCATCCGGGACTGCAGTGTTTCCCGGACATCATCCGGTAGATGGCTGTAGGGGTTGCCATCCACCTTATGGCTGCCGCTGTAAATCAGCGTGATTTCCACGCCCTGTTTCTCCAGCGCAGCACCGTAATTACTGTGAGCCATCATGACGCCGATGGAGCCTGTCCGGGCGGTCTGCGTGACCAGACGTCGGGAGGCGGCGCTGGCAAGCAACTGACCTGCACTGCAGTTCAGTTGCTTGCCAGCGCCCATACCGGCTTTATGTCACGCACACGGGCGATGATGTCAGCGCAGTCAAATGCCCCTGCCACCATCCCGCCTGGCGTATCCATATCGAGCAGAATGCCGTCCACCATCGGGTCGCTGGCAGCCTGTTGCAGACGGGCGATAATGCCGTTGTAACCGGTCATCCCCGAATACGGCTGCAGCGCCCGCGTCCGACTGACCAGCGTGCCGGACACCGGCAGCACGGCGATGCCGTTCATGACCTGATAACTGCGGGCCTGTCGTGGTCCGTCATCATCAACGGATAACGCCAGCGCCGCGGGTGCCTCTCCGGCAGTCAGGCTGTCGCCGGATACCGCATCCGTCAGGCGGCTGATCCCAAGCTGGCCTGCAAGCGCACAAAAGAAAACCCGCGCATAGGCGGGTTCAAGCATCAGCGGCTCATTAAAGGCCATACTGGCAATATGCGGGAGATTACGCAGCTCTGCTGTCACTCTTCTCCTCCTCTGTTGATTGTCGCAGCCCGGATTCAAATGCCGCAGCCGCCCAGGCGGGCGGTTTAAGACCGGCTGCACGGCGCTCCATCGTTTCACGGACCTGCTGGGCAAAAACTTCCTGATAGTCGTCACCGCGTTTTGCGCACTCTTTCTCGTAGGTACTCAGTCCGGCTTCTATCAGCATCACCGCTTCCTGTACTTCTTTCAGACCATCGATGGCCATACGACCGGAGCCTATCCAGTCGCAGTTCCCCCAGGCACTTCGGGCTTCCTGAAAACTGAAGCGCGCTTTTGAAGGTAACGTCACCACGCGGCGAGCGATGGCCTCTTCCAGCCAGCACAGAAACATCTGGCTCGCCTGACGGGATGCGACGAATTTTCGCCGCCCCATAAAGTACGCCCACGACTCGTTCGCACTGGCCCGTGCCGTGGAGTAGCTCATCTGGGCGTAATTCCGGGAAAGCTGCTCATACGAGACACCCAGCCCGGCAGCGATATACCGCAACAGTGACTGCTCAAACACGGAGTAGCCGTTATCCGTGTCCTGAGCCGTCTGCAGGTTCAGTGAGTCCCCCGGCATCAGGTGCGGCACTTTTGCGCCTCCCAGACGGACCGGTGCTGCGGCGTAATACGCGGCAATTTCACCAATCCAGCCCGTCAGCCTTTCCCGCTGCTCCTGACTGTTCGCGCCCAGAATAAAATCCATCGCTGACTGCGTATCCAGCTCACTTTCAATGGTGGCGGCATACATGGCTTTTATGAAAAGACAGGAAAAAATAAAATTTAAAAACAGTACATTACGAATGCTCAGACCTATCGTTTAAAGGAGTCGCAATACACACTGCAATACACGATTATTTATAAGATGAGCGGCATCCGTCATAAAGCTGGTGGATGCTTTTTCTATGCATATATGCACAGTTTTAGTGGGCGTTAATGTCGATATAGGGATCCCCACCTACCGGAATTTTTTTCCGGTTAAACGTTAATCAGGCTGGTGGGCTTTACCTGTTCGGTAGGTGTTATGATTATCGTAATACCTTTCCCCCAATGGGGTAAAAGCATCAACCGTAACGAAAGTCGTTATGGTTGCCACCGATACCCCAAATTTGGGTATCACGAGTAAGCCCCAAAATCTGGGTGTTACTCTTACTACCCAAACTACGGGTAGTTTCCGTAGTTTCATGGTCGAGTTGCAGATCTGCAACTCCCCCATTAACCACAGGCGAATTTCCGCCTTCGGTCATTCCTTAATCATCTGCGTAATCATAATGATTATTCAGCAAGCGCAATTTTGCGCTTTGCTTAAAGTTCAGCGAGTTACCGCGCCGACTTCCTCAAATTGAGGATTGTGGAAGAATCAATGAGTCAGGTTTATTCCCCCGTTCTCCCCCAATGGGGGTTTTCGAAAGAATCAATGGGTTAGGCCATCGTGCAAATTTGCACTCTGCCAGCCAGCGCAATTTTGCGTTATCGGGAATATCAGCAAGTTACCGCGCCGACTTCCTCAAATTGAGGTTTCCGAAAATATCAGCGGGTTAGCGATTAAGCTGACCATTAATTAAACTGCGAAAATGTCGTAGTTGTGAGTGGTGTAGCCAACCCATTTTTGGGCCGTCGGGAATATCAACCAGTTACCGCCGCAACCGCTCCGGCTTCTTCCAGTGGTACGTTATTTTCTCCTTCTCCCGATACATCTCCACGCGGCGACGGTAGGCCAGCAACTCAAGAACTCTGGTTCGTATGTTGCGCATATCCACGCCATTAAGCTGGATACCATCACGGCGCATCACCTCAGCAACAACACGCGCATAATTTTCGGCTGTCACGCTGTCCGGCTGCGTGGCCTGTTCGTCAACCTGCTGGCTGATTCCACCAGCACGGCGGATTAATCCCAGTATTTCGGCTTCTGTCATTGTGCCCCCATCGCTCTGATAGTCTGGTGTCGTCGGGTCCTTCCTGGAATTATGGCCCGTTACGGGGCGGCGACCTCGCGGTTTTTCACTATTTATGAAAATTTTCCGGGATCCATGTCCGGTTTCTCTGCAAGTTAACCATATGAAAAATATAAAAACATGCTTTCTATGAACCGGACATGCGCAAAAAACAGACACTAAAACCGGACATCGTACCCGTTAACCGGAAGTGTGCAAAAATCACACGCATTGCTGCGCGTGATTAACAATTTATCGGCTTTACTGTTCTGTATAGGCTGGGTGGCGTCATGCCGTAGCCGTTCTCCGTGCCAGCATGGAATAATCCGTAGTTACAGAGCGGTAAAGTTAAAAATCACTTTCTGTTACGCCATCAAATACGCGATACAACAACCATGTGTTTTTACAAAACCATTTGATATCATTGAATTTTTTCACATTAATGACATCAAAATACATCGTAAGGTTGTTGTATTTATTTTATTTTTACCTTACTTATCAATTAGATATACCAAACAATTAAACAACAACCACCCCCTCAAAAAATCTCATAAATAGCGAAAATCCGCGAGGTCGCCGCCCCGTAACGGGTCCATATGCCGGAAAGGACCCGTAAAAAAAAGCCGGATTTCTCCGGCCTTGTCTCAGATGGTTTTCAGTATGTGATCGATGTCGCCGTCATCGCCCTGGTTTCTGCCATCGTATGCCATGCCAGCTGATACGGCTTGCGGGCTGTGCATGTCCATAAAGTTTTCAAAGGCTGCGGTAAGCTCTGGTGCAACCTTTGGGCGCTCCTGCTCTATGGTCATGTTCAGGATTTCACGAGCATTATCGACGCTAATACATGGCACGTTTGCCATTGCACGTAACAGCGGCTGATAGTCGTTATGTTCATGAAGCGCCATAATCGCATCAGCGCGCGGCTTGTCCTGTTCTTCCAGTTTGTTGAGTTGATATACGGCCTCGTAGGTTGATAACCCTCTGTCAGCCATTGCCCGCGCTTCGGCTTTAAATTTACTCGCCAGCGGTAGCGCCATGATGCTTTCATTCGTTGCCATCGTTCCCCCTGCTTATCTGGCCAGCGGCTGAACGGATACGCCAGAACCCGCAAAGGCGGCGCATTTTTTCGCATCGGTGTCGACGCTCTCAGGCCAGTTAACGGCGGCGATATTGAATATCCCCGTCTTATAGCACTGTGCTGATTTCTGCGTCGACGTGTCAACGGGGTACGAGGTCAGATAAACAGCCTTGCCAGATTCCTGACCATCCCACGGCTTAAACTCGCCATTGTCCGCCAGCATCAGCGGGGTAAATTCCTGAATAACGCCAGCATCAGCGGCAAAATGTACCAGCGTCGTTGATACCTGCTGACTGCCTGCAAATAACTCAATGTATGGAGTGTTCATAGAATCCACCGTTAACCAATTTTGACGGTAACAAATTTGCGAATATCTGCCGGAACAGGCTGCGGTGCGCTGTGTGTCTGCACGTACTCAATCGCCGGATCGCCGTCTTCAATCCAGTTTTTCGGGTAAAACATGTTTTGCGTTGCGCCCGTTCTTACCGCTTCCTGTTCCATAATCGCACCATAGGCCACCAGCCCTTTATTGTTGGTGTTGCCCAGGACCAGCAAATCAGGCTCAAGGAAATATTTTTCTGTGCCGTCGCTGTCAGTGTATTTGCCGGAATAGACGATAAGGGCCAGATCACCAAGATAGCCTTTAAAGCTCACCACTTCTCCCAGGTTTTTACATGCCAGCTCTGCGGCGGATTCTGAACCACGGGAGAGATCGTACAGTTCACGGAATTTTTTAAAGCTGCGTAACATGCGCCATACATCAACGCCCATAATCATGACGTTTGCGGGGCAACCTGCCTGATCTGCGTATAGCTCAATGTCATAGATTGGGTCGTGTATGTCTTTGTCCTGCTCTGACCATTTTTTACCGTCGGCCTGCTCTATGATGTTTTTTTCCGGTATCTTCCAGTCGATTTCATAGCGCTCTATGCCTTCGCCCTCAATGATGTTTTTTCCGGTCGTTACCGCATTTACCGCCAGCCATTCCACGCGCGCTTTAATGGCGTTTATCTGGCGGCGCATGTTGCCAGTAATCAGGCGCATACGGCGGTAGGTAGGGTCGTTAAGCTGTGCCGGATCTTCTCCAGCCATGCGCATTATTGTTTTTAATGGATCGATTTCGTGTTTTGGCTTCATGTAGCCAGGGCGAATAATGCTTGTTTCGTACCCTTTATCGCGCTGAACCTGGCTACCCACCATAGGCGAACAAAACGCCGACATAGTGACTTCTTCAATATCCAGGTTATCTAACATGATGTCCTGTGTGTTGAATGTCGCCACGTTCGGGAAAAACAGCGCGGTAAACAGCGGACTGAATTTAAATTCCGCAATATCCTCGCGATTCAGGTACGCAAAAAGCTGGTTAGTGTTAAGTGATATTGCTTTTACTGTCATTATTCACCCCCGTGAACCTGATTCATACCCAGCGCCGCGCGTAAATAGGCGCGTACCTGCCAGCCTGTTGACGGCTCAACCATCGCCAGCGGATCAAGTCCTGCCGCAATGCCTGCTTTTACGTTCTGCTGGTGGCGTTCCTTGAGCGCCTTCACGATGTCGGGGCTTATGTACACCGAAACACCGCCTTTTTTCTCTTCAGCCATAGTAAGAAATTCCTCTTTGACTTAAAAAATCATAACTGGATGTTCATCCAGATCTGATTATAATCATGATTGCATTTTATGCAATGATGTTGAGTTGTGTTGCAAATTATGAAATGATGATCCAGATCATGTGTGTCAGTGCACCAAAAAAAACCTCATATGCAAAAGCCCGATAAGATGCCTCCTGTACTTATCGGGCTTTTTTTGGGTACAAAAAAGCCGGATTACTCCGGCTATTGATTAGCTGTCTGGGTAATTACGCCATATTTCATCGCTTACACCATCTATACCCATTTCAGCATAAGTGCGATCTACTGCCTTTCTCAGGTCTCCGAAGTTATCCGGCGGCTCCGGTGGCTTCTGTGCCTTCCTGGAACATTCCAGCCGTCGCATCGTAACCTGATGCCGTTCCTTGTCTGTCTCCACCAGTTGCATGACTTCACCCCATCGTGCCGCCGCCCTCCGGTAAAAGCCTTTTGCCTCGAGTTCCTCCGCTATGCGGTCATGTACCATCCTCACCCCCTCAGAACGGAATATCATCACCGTAATGGTCATCGCCTCCCGCTGGTGGCTGATTACCCTGTGTGCCTGTGGTCTTGCGTCTGTTCCCGCCAGGACGTGCCGCACGGGCACTGATTACGCTGTCTGCAATAACCTGATAACCCTGCCGCGTTTCCCCGTTCTGTCCGGTCCACTGGCTGATCTGCATGTTACCCGCCACGCTGATAAGGTCGCCTTTTTCATGTCTCGCCAGCGCGTCGGCCTGCTTACCAAATGCCAGGACTGATAGCCATAACGCTGCCTGTCCGTCCTGTGCCTGACTGCATGGCAAAGATACCGCCATACGCGCCAGCGTCATCGGTGTACCCTTGCTGGTCTGTTTTACCTGCGGGTCGTCCACCAGCCGCCCGTAAGCTGCTATCTGTGCTGTCATGCTGTCTGCTCTCCGGTTTTAACGTTGATGGTTGTTACCTGTTCCGCTTCGGCAATCTCCCGTTCTGTCAGCGTGGCAAAGTTTGCCGCCTCCGTGGTCATGAATGCGCTTATCAGTTCGGGATGTGCTTTCGCGTATCCTTCCCCCGTGTTGCGGTCGATGATTTTTATCGCCACTCTCAGCCAGTGCTCTGTAAGGTCAATGGCGCGGTTATGCTGCTTCTTCTGATTATTAAGTTTTCCTGATGTGCGCATTTTTATTTTTACCCCCTCGTTTAAAAAGTTTTGAGTTGTGCCTCCCTCCCTCTACCCCTTCTACCAAGCACTGCAAAAATCCAGCAATGGCGCACCTTTCAGCATGGTAGAGGGCTTTTAATCCCCTTCTACCAGACCTCTACCTGTCTACCTGGAATTGATAAAATCATGTAGAAGAGGTAGAGGGTTTTTATTAGCCTTCTACCTGGCCCTCTACCCACTTATCATATTGAATAATATGCATTTATTCCTTTCAGGTAGAGGAGGTAGAGGGCTTTTGCAAAAAATTATAAAAACGCGTCGCAATCGTCTGTTGTTATTGCGTTAGTCTGCGTAACTCCATTGACTTTCCGCGTAATATATTCATGCCCGTAAACTTTCGCCGCTGGCTTCATAGCTTTGCTGAACTCAGCCACGTTTAGCGGCTTGTTCCTTCCGGCGTATGCCATAAACGCCAGATAGACGCGGTAAAGGCTGTTCCTGGTCGTGTACTTCACTGAATCGCCACCGCCACCCATCATCAGGCCGCGCGCTTCCTCCAGAAAATTCAGGAACTGGCAAAACTCAATAACCGGATCCGTCTGTTGCTTTATTGCCAGAGCTTCATCACCGTCACGCTGTTCCAGTAGTAAAGCCCGTGCCTTCTCAGGGTCGGTAAAGTTCGCCAGCAAGCGGCGGATAATGACTGGGATTTCAGCCGCGATCTTTTCCGGTAGCTCCCTGTCTTTTTCTGCCTCGCTTACGATATTGTCGAAGCGGAAAATAACCCGACGACGTGACACGCCTCCGGCCCGTTCGGTGAATATCATCGGGTTGTTATTGGTCGCCAGCACCACCGCCCTGATTACCGTAGTGAAACGCTTTTCATATTTCGGGTTGATTTCCACGGGGTCGCCGCCCGTGATT